TTTACAAATCCATCTTTTTGCAAATTCATATGTATCTTCAGATACATGTGTTTTTGAATCAGATAGATCCACACCCAAATAATTCATTCATTGCTTATACTTTTGAGCGACTTCATCATTTTTTATCACGATGTCGTCACCTAATAAGATATAATCTTTGAATTTCTTATGACCACATAGGTGTGCACATCAGTGTACAACTAGGTGGTGGGTTATTGTGAAGGCAGCTCAGGAAGAATATGCTCCCATAGGTTGACCTGTTGCATATCTTATCAGGTCCCCTTTTGGGGTCATGAACTCCCTGCCAGACAGTATATGATTTCATCCATCTGAGAGTTCTTTATTAAATATTGAACAAAGAAGTCTCCTTTGGAGTGAAATCGGAAATCTGTCAGTAGCTGATGAAAGATCAAGTGATCAAAATTTATTTTGATCGTTAGCCCATTTATTAAATGGGTCCTGAGTGTATGTTCTATCCTGTGGAAAATTACTTAATTTCTTCATAATTTTTACATGGATAGGTTTAAGGAATAATTGCGTGTAGTAATCTACTATAGCAACTATTCTTAACTTACATTCAGGATCATAAATAAATGACAGTTTTCCAAGGATATTGAATTTTCAATTCTTTTCTCATTGGAATCTGTAGCTATCGTCAAAATACTTGATACCAGATTCAGATGTAATCTTATAGATACTATTTATAAGGTCATAAGGATAAGAACATATAGTGCTTAAAGCACTTAGTGTTGCTTTTCCTACTGGTCCTGCCTTGTTTGACAGATATATATCTTTTTTGTCAAATTCAGGAGTAGTATCTTTAAGATTATAATCTAAAACGAATTTTTTAATGAAACCAGTCGGAATAGTTCTTAAGACTGTTCCTGGTTTTGTTATAGATTCGTAATCTGGTACCAACATTTTCTTTTCTTCTCCACTTAGATTAATAGATCTTGTCAAGGTTAAGATAGTCATTAAAAACTTTCTTTCCTCTAAAGTTCCATTAACTAGTGGTTTAAGAAAAGATAATGATTTTGGTCAGCCGCTGGGATCTAATCCTAATTTTATTTTATTGTAAAGAAGTGGAGATCCGCACATATACCTTGTGCAGTGTAATCTCCCTTGTTTAAGATACTTGATAGCCTTTATGGTACCTTGTGTCTTAACAAGTCTTGTCAATAATTTAAAATAAGGATTAAGATACATTTTAACATTAAGACTTGGATAGAGAAGTGTACATAGTTTTATTACTACTATATATACTTTTTTGTTCATGTTTTATTTTAAAATTGTGTCCTCCCGGCTTCAGCATAAAGGTGCGGGGAACCCTGCTAGATTTCTCTTCTAGCGTTTAAGAACTCCTTATCCCCATTGCTGGGTCAGAGTCGAAGTTACCAAGGTCCTTCATAGTTCCTTTTAACTCGGG